ATCTGCTTCCATCTGCTCAGCAATCTCTTTGACTTTAGAGTTTACTGCTGATTCAAAAACGGTAGCAGCTTTAGTTTTAAATTCTTCGGATAAGTCATCTTGTCCAGCGACTAAAGCGTCCATATGTTCATCAACTTCTTCTTTTTTCATCTTGTAAGATGATTTCATGTAACCCGCTTTTACAGGTTCCATTTTTTTCTTGTCTTTGTCCATATGAGTGTCCATCTCTTTAACTTCTTTTTCATCTTTCTTGTCTGCGTCTTTATCTTCAGACTTTTCTTTATGTTTTTTCAAAGCGTCAAGAGCGGCTTTAGGCATTTCGCCTTCTTTGATTTCTTCCGAACCTTCTTCAGTTTCAGTTGACTCAAGCTTAGTGTTGTGACCACTTAATTTTGGCATAGGGTCAGCAGCACCTTGTGATTTTTGTTGAGCGTCACCAGAAACTTGTTTAGTTTTTTTAGTTGCGTCAGGATTGCTGTCTGTTGGTTTAACAACAGCTGGACCTAAATCTTCAGCATTGTTCATCTTCGCAATGTGAGAAGGTTCAGCCGCTACAGCATTCTTTTTAGGAGCATCAGCTTGTGGGTTAGCACTCGCTTCTACAACTTCTTGCTCTAACGCCTCTAACTTTTTTTCTGTATCGGCCATTTGAGAAATCTCCTTTTTAAAATAACTAGTTATTTTTCTCTTAATTAATAGATATTTATAAGATTAAAGTTTTTCAATGAAGTTTTTAAAGACTTTTACCTTAGCCTCTGCTAATTTTAGTCTTTTTGCTTCTTGAATATGCTCTTTATACTCTTCAATATCTTGTGCCTTAATGACACCATTATCCCATACCCACTCTTTATTTTCCATAATGCCTTCTACGAAAGCGTCTGGAGCGCTTGGGTCTGCAACAATGTCGGCAGCGGTAGCCAAGTAGAAGTCTTTTCCTACATAGTTTGCACCACCTTTTTGAACCAAGGATCCCATACCTCTTGAAGATACTCCTAATTGAGCGCCTTCATCAATAAGACCTTTTACAATCTTACCGTAAGGTGTGTCCATGATTTTTGCTTCACCGATAAAATTTTTACCTTCTGGTTTTAGAGAAGTTATCATATGTGATACTCTTTCTAAATTAACCGTTGGACCATCTGGATGACCTAACTCACCGAAGGCTCTTTTTTTATCAATAAATTCTTTTGAATATCTATCTACTTCTTTTGTAAGGATATCACTTTCATATATTCTTCCATTTCTATTTTTGATATCTGATTGTAGAAAGACACCTTTAATTTTGTATGATTTTTTACCGTTGGTTTCTTCAACCAGGTATTCTGCGTTTTGAATTTCTTCCGATATTAGTTTCATTTGTTTTCTCTCTCTACTATTTATACGGTTTTATTACCTGAATTCAATAATAATCGTATAGTTGTCGCCTAAAGCAAAGTTTTTCGTAGATAATAATACATCACCAGTAGGCGTACTTGCGTTGTTTGGTATCTCATTTCCAGCTGTTCTTAAATCAAAATAACCATTACCACCTAATAACATAGCAGTAGCATTAGTATCTCCGTCCCATATAATCTCTACACCAGACTTTGCGTTTGATGTATTGATAGAGTACCACACTCTTGATATCTTTCTATTTGCGTCTTCGGTCATAAATGTAACCTCTGAAGCGTCTATTTTCTTAACTAAAGTTTCGCCAGTACCATCTGAAAAGTTTGTAAGTTTAGCTACAAATTTTACACCAGATGTATCTGCTATTGTTTGTGTTGTTACTATATCAGCCATTACTAAATCCTGTTTCTTTATGACATTCTAACATTAGACTAAATTTATCTACAAAATTATCTGTTGTTATTTTAATGTCGCCTGTTCCTTTTATTTTTGTTTCAGTAGGTTTTAGACCATAGTTGTCTATACCTGTCATACTTAATTCTTCTTCATTATCAAACTGCAATTTTACCGTGCCTGTGCCTTCTACTTCATAATAAACATTTGCAATTGATATTTCTGATTCGTTAGTAGAACCTTTTAAGTTATCTAGTTCTATCAACTTCTCATCTTCATTACGAGCACCAGTAATTTTATTAATTACTTTAAAATTATCATCAACTAAATTTGTACTACTGATTGTCATAATAAGTTTTACTTAATTCACCACGCTCAGTTGTTTCACCTTTTTTTCTAGTTCTCGCATAAACTTTTACCGT